AATCAAAATAAATTTGAACAGATGCTTGAAAAACTTGTCAATGAAGACAAGGCAGGCGCTGAAGAACTATTCCACGAGATTGTGGTAGAGAAATCACGTGACATATACGAGTCACTATTAGAATCAGATCTAGACGATGAAGAAGTAGATGAAGCAACTGATGAAGAAGTAGATGAAACTACTGATGAAGAAGTTGACGAAACTACTGATGAAGAAGTTGATGAGTCTGATGACGAAGAATTAGACGAAGACTTTAACTTAGACGAGTTTGAAGTTGAAGCAGATCCAATGGACGCTATGATGGGCGACATGGAAGTAGACGGCGGCGACGAAGCACCGGCTATGGATATGGATATGGATAGCGAAGAAGGCGAAGCCGAAGTTGAAGATCGTGTAGAAGATCTAGAAGATGCACTTGACGAACTAAAAGCAGAATTTGAAAAAATGATGTCAGGTGACGACGAAGACGAAGGCGAAGATGACGGCGAAGAAGATCCTATGGATATGGATATGGACGCTGAAGAAGAGCCAGAAGAAGAAGCAATTACTTTTGAAACAACAGACGAAGAAGTTGACGAAGCTGCTGACGAAGAAGTTGAAGAAGCTGAGAAATCAGAAACTGAAACAATGCGTGAGTATGTAGAAAAAGTAACTGCATCAATGGGTGACAATGGTGTAAACACTAAGTCATCAGTAGCAACGCCAAACAACATGGGCGGCGATGCATCAAACTTAGTACAAGGCGGAGAAGCTGACACTAAAGGTACAACAGGCGGACTAGCTGCAAATACTTCTAAAGAAGATAATGCAGGTAACGTTAACGTACCAGGCGGTAAAGCATCAAAATCACTAAAAGGTACTAAAGGCCATGGCGCAGAGAAAAAAGGCGCTGGCGAAACTGCTGACAACAAGAAATCAACTGTTGGCAAATAAGTAAGGAAACTAATAGATGAATCACTTACGGGAACACCTAAGTTTCGACCAAGCGAATATTGTCGTTGAGTCTGCTAACGAAGGAAAAGACTTGTACATGAAAGGTATTATGATACAAGGCGGAGTACGCAACGCTAACCAGCGTGTGTATCCTGTAAACGAAATTGGCAGGGCTGTCAAAACTCTCAGCGAACAAATCGAGGGTGGATACAGTGTTCTTGGCGAAGTTGATCATCCAGAAGGCCTTAATATAAACTTAGACCGTGTAAGTCACATGATATCCGAAACTTGGATGGAAGGTGATAACGGTTATGGTAAATTAAAAATACTACCTACTCCGATGGGGCAACTAGTTAAAACAATGTTGGAAAACGGCGTAAAACTAGGAGTTTCATCGCGTGGTAGTGGTAACGTTAGTGAAGACGGTAGCGGCAACGTTAGCGACTTTGAAATAATAACAGTGGACGTGGTGGCACAGCCTAGCGCCCCTGGAGCATATCCTACTGCAATCTACGAGCATTTAATGAATGCACGTGGAGGAATGAAGGCATATGAATTGGCACAGGCAACAAGACACGATCCTAAGGCACAAAAATACTTAAAAGAATCTCTGGTTAATATAATCAGCAGACTCCAATAAAAGGAGAAAAAAATATGTTGGAAGCACTTAAAACACTTTTTGAAAACGATGTAGTTTCTGAAGAAGTACGTGCAGACATCGAAGGCGCATGGGAGCAAAAGATTCAGGAAAACAAAATGCAGGCAACTGCTGAGTTACGTGAAGAATTTGCTAAAAAGTACGAGCACGATAAGTCAACTATGGTTGAAGCTATCGACTCTATGATCTCAGAACGCCTTGCAGAAGAAATTGCTGAGTTTGCAGATGATCGCAAACAGCTAGCTGAAGCAAAAGCAAAGTACGGAGTAGCAATGCGTGAAAATGCAAATCTACTAAAACGCTTTGTATCTGAGTCACTAGTAAAAGAAGTTTCTGAATTGCATGAAGATCAAAAAGCAATTGCTGATAAGTTCAGTATGCTTGAGAACTTCATCGTAGATGCACTTGCAACTGAAATTGCAGAATTCCACGAAGACAAGAAAGACTTAGCAGAAACTAAGGTAAAACTTATCAAAGAAGCTAAGAATAAATTTGCAGAAGTTCGTCAGAGCTTTATTGCAAAGAGCGCAGCTAAAGTATCATCTATTGTTGAATCAACTCTTACTAAAGAGATTGGCGCATTAAAAGAAGATATTCAATCTGCACGTAGCAACGATTTTGGTCGTAAAATGTTTGAAGCTTTTGCTTCAGAGTATGCAACAAGCCATCTGAATGAAAATTCAGAAACTGCAAAATTAATGCAAGTTGTTGTTACTAAAGACAAACAGTTAGTTGAAGCGAAGGCATTTGCACTAAAAGCAAAAACACTAGCAGAATCTAAAGGCCAAGAAGTAAAGCGTATAACAGCAATTGCTGAACGCAAAAACAGACTTAATGATTTAATGGAGCCTTTGAATAAAGGGCAAAGAGAGATCATGACAGATTTACTGGAATCAGTACAAACCAATAGACTTCAAAAATCTTTTGATAAGTACCTCCCATCAGTGATTGATGGAAATACTCCGGCAAAGAAGGCAGTCTTATCAGAGGCAAAAGAAATTACAGGCAACAGAGACAATACTACAACAAAAACAAACACTAGTTCAATGCAAGATGATAATGTCGTTGACATTCGTCGTTTAGCTGGTTTAAAATAAGGAGAAAACTATGTCGGAACTACTAGAAAGCCGCTGGTCTGATACAAAAAACGCACTTCTTGAGGGCCTAACAGGCACCAAGAAAGCTGTAATGGCAACTACACTAGAAAATACTCGCAAGTATTTAAGTGAATCTGCTGGAGCAGGCGCAACGTCAGCTGGCAATGTCGCAACTCTTAACAGAGTTATTTTACCGGTCATCAGACGTGTAATGCCAACCGTTATCGCTAACGAGTTAGTTGGTGTTCAGCCTATGACAGGCCCAGTGGGACAAATCCACACACTACGAGTTCGTTATTCGGACACGTTTAATGCTGGCGCAAGTGGCGCAACAGCAGGCGAAGAAGCACTATCGCCATTCAAGATTGCTGAATCTTATTCAGGCGCAACTACTGGTAAAGCAGCTTCAACTGCCGCACTAGAAGGTGAGTCAGGTAATAAACTAAGCATCCAAATCTTGAAGCAAACAGTAGAAGCAAAATCACGCAAGCTATCAGCTCGTTGGACTTTTGAAGCTGCTCAAGACGCACAATCAATGCATGGTATTGATGTTGAAGCGGAAATCATGGCAGCTCTTGCACAAGAGATTACTGCTGAGATCGACCAGGAAGTACTAGCATCGCTAAGTACACTTGCTGGTACAGCCGGTTCTACTTATAACCAAGCAACTGTTAGTGGTACTGCTACTTTCGTTGGTGACGAGCATGCTGCTTTAGCTGTTCTAATCAACCGTGAAGCAAACAAGATCGCTCAGCGTACACGTAGAGGCGCAGGTAACTGGGCTGTTGTTAGTCCTTTTGCACTAACAATTCTACAATCTGCTACAACTTCTGCGTTCGCAAGAACAACTGAAGGCACATTTGAAGCTCCAACTAACACTAAGATGGTTGGTACTTTGAACAATGCAATGAAAGTATATGTTAACACATATGCAGCAGATAGTTCTGATATCCTTATTGGATATAAAGGTTCAAGCGAATCAGATGCAGCGGCATTCTATTGCCCATACATCCCGCTAATGAGCTCAGGCGTTGTACTTGATCCGTCTAGCTTTGAGCCAGTTGTTTCGTTCATGACACGTTATGGTTATGTCGAGCTAAACAACACAGCGTCATCTTTGGGTAACGCTGCTGACTATCTAGCTAAAGTTGACTTGTCAACTAACTCAGCTAACGTAAGTTTCCAGTAAACTTTACAATAGTTAATAAAAACAGGGCCTACGGGTCCTGTTTTTTTATGACTTTTTTTAATTAAATGGTTGACAGACGTTCTTATCAGTGCTATTATATATACATAGCTAGGAGATATCCTTTGTTATGATAGTGCAAGGAACAAGCAACTGCAACGTTGTGAACTTGGCTAACACCTGTAGTGGGACTGTATGAGCGTAGAGATACGAAGATATGGATTTTGGACTTAACGGTTCGATGTTAGGCGCTCCGACTTATAAATGAGTTGATAAGGAGTTGTTGGTAATCATTAATCCCAACCTATCACCCTATTATGCGGGTATTGTGTAATGGTAAGACCTTAGGTTTCCAACCTAAAGACAGGAGTTCGATTCTCCTTACCCGCTCCATACATGCAGTACAAGAAGGTTAGTGTTTTTGCACTAGCCTTTTCTTGTTTCGGATAAATACTTGTGTCATTAATCGTGCCGCACTTTGCGGACTTATGCAGAAATGACCCACTGCGTAAACCTAGAACGTTTTAAAGGAGAAAAACAAATGGGAAGACCACTAAACAAAAGATTTTTCGGAGCACCTACAGCAGGCGGCAGCGAAATTAAAGTACAGTTTCATAACGGAACTTCATCAGTAAACGGTTATATTGTTAAGCAACTTGGATCAAAGAAATTCCGTTGCACAGACGGCGTAACTGAAAAAGATTGTTTCTTAGTAGACAAAGCAGCTGGCGCAGTTGCAGCAGGCGAAATGAGTATTGTAATTAAAGACGATGGCGGCACTGTACGTCAAGTTAATAAAATTGCAGGACGCAAAATGACCATGGATACTAACGCAACTATTGGTTGGAACTTTAGTACTGCTACAGACGATGGTGCAGCTCAGATAGAAGAAGCTGGCGATGCATCAGAAGTTGCAGCATCAACAATGAACGCATGTACAGCAGCAGATCCGGGTGCAGTTACATGTACAGCACCGCATCTACTAGTTAACGGCGACAGAGTAAGAATTACTGGCGTAGTTGGTATGGTTGAGCTTAACGACTTAGTATATACAATTACTAAGACTGGTGCAGCATCATTTACAATTGGTGTTGACACAAGTGGATTCACTGCTTACACAAGTGCAGGCACAGTAACACAAGTTGAAGCTGGCGCAGACGTATTTGAAGCTAACTAAGATTAGTTTGGGGGATTAAGTTCCCCCATACTTTTTAACTAGGATAAAAGAATGTCAAAAGTATTAAGAGTAACAGACGGTGACTACAGAATTGTAGTAGATAATGGCGACACAGGCACAATCTACTTAGATACCACCAGCGGAGCAGCAAGCCCAAGAGGCACTGTTGTAATTACTGGCGACCTTGAAGTTAAAGGTACACAAACAACTGTAGAATCCACTAATACTACTATTGCTGATAACATACTAACATTAAATGACGGCGAATCGGGCGCAGGAATACGTGCGAGCTTTGGATATAAAGCAGGAATTGAAGTTGCTAGAGGTAGTTTACCTACTGCAAGATTAGTATTTGACGAACAAAGTCCATATGTAGCCGGCGGCTCTAGTGGCACAGGTTCATTTAGATTCGAAGATATTAATGGAGACTTTCTTCCACTTAACGTAAACAGCCTTAATGCTGAAGGACCGTTATATGTAACTACTCCTAATAGTGCTATTAATGTAGCAGGCACAGTTGATTACGAAAAAAATGTATTTACGTATACCGGCGCAGCAGTAAGTAATGCAGTACCTATTAATAATGACTTTATACCAAACGCTAAAGGTGTTGTAGATTACATAACATATGCATTAGCAAATAACTTTCAACCAGGCATTCAGAGCAATGACACTAGCGTAACTACTATTGACGTTCCGCCCGAACCTGACGTCGAAAGTGAAATAGTTATGACTGTTGACGGGATAGTAATAGCTAATTTTTATTCTAATAGAACCGAACTTGGTGCTATTAAAATACAAAACAATGAAATTTCAACAACTAATAGTAATGAGCCGCTACTTTTAGCAGCGCCAGGTACCGGATCAGTTATTGTTAAAGATTCTTTTGAAATAACTGAATACTTATACGAAGATGACGGTGTTGCTCCGGCTAGTACTGTACCCGATAGTGGAATAAAATTATTTTCTACTACTGAAGGAACCGGTGATACTGGTCTATACTTTGTAAATAAAAGTAATACAACTGGCGAGATGATAAGTAAAAATAGAGCACTACTTTATGGTATGCTTTTTTAAGGAAAACAAATGGCAATAGTAAACTCACAATTAAAAACAACAGCATTAGATATACTTGATCCCATAGGTGGAGCAGGGGTACCTGCAGGTAAGAGCTATGCTATTACAAATATTATGGTTTGTAATACAGGTGATACTAACGGCGCATCATTTGATATGCACTTAATACCACAAGGTGACGCACTTGCTAATAAAGTTACGCGGGTTATTAAAGGACTTGAACTTCCAACAGGCGAAACATTTACTTTTGATAGCGAACGTATAGTATTAGAAGCAGGAGATAAACTTGTATTTGTAGCAGAGCCTGACTTAGGGGCATTTCTAACAGATTTAGCAGCTACCGTAAGTTATTTGGAAGTATAAATGAGATTAATTAAGCAACAAACTACTAGTCAACGTACTATTCAACCTACTTCGATGGGCATTCATACTAGTATCTTAGATGAAGTAAAAATAAACAGTACAAATGTAATGCTTGTTCCTAAAGGAACAACTGCACAGCGTCCTGCATCACCTAATAATGGGCATGTACGCTATAATACTACAACTGAACAGTTTGAAGCATATCAAAATAGCGCCTGGCGCTCAATGCGTTTTAAAGAACCTAATCAAGACCCGGGTATTACACAACAAAACTTAGGTAATGGAGATGCAACAGCAGTAGTGTTTGGACCGCTAGCAAGCGGAGACGCAGCATATCCAGTACCAGCAGCAGCACAAAACGTATTAGTGCATGTTGAAAACGTTTTTCAAGTCGCAACAACAAACTATACACTAGCACAAAATCCTGCAGCAGCAGTTGGAAGCGGAGCAACAGTAACAGCAGGAGCATTTGTTACCGGCACAGAATACAAAATTATTACTGCTGGTGATACAAACTTTACACTTATAGGCGCAGCAGACAGTAATGTAAATACTGTATTTACTGCAACAGGAGCAGGCACCGGAACAGGTACAGCAAGAGTATCAGGATACTATCTTGTATTTGGTTCAGCACCTGATACATCTAAGCCAGTAACAGTATTACACAACTTCGACAAGTAAACCTATAAATACTGTATAGGAGACACATTCCATGTCACAAGTCGGTAGAATAACAGGTCCAGTACTAGCAGCCAACCTCGAACGTAACGGTATTGACCTTTCGTTTAAAAACACATCATCAGATACGCAATTACTTTACTTAGATGTTAACACAAACAAACTCGGGGTTAATAAAGGTGTAACTAGTTACGAATTAGATGTTAACGGCTCTATTAAGTCTACTAATCTTATCTCTACTACCACTAGTAACATAGCAAACTTTACAATTCAGAATAATGAATTGAATGTATTAGTAGGGGATATAAATTTAAACGCTGCTCAAGGTATTCAGATATCAAACTTTGAAACTGATAACATTCACATTAGTGATAATACTATTTCTAGTTTTAGATCAAATTCAAATATTGATTTAGCGCCTTCAACAGATAGTGGTGCTCTAGTACGTACATTAAATAATCCAAATGCATATGGTACAACTGCAAATGATAGATTTGGACAGGCAATAGCAAGCGACGGTAACTTGGCAATAGTTGGTGTTAAGGAAGAAGATTCAGCTGGCTCAATCAATGCAGGTAAAGCATACATATTCAATATAACCACCGGTGCTCTAGTACGTACATTACATAATCCAAATGCTTATGGTACAAGTCAAATTGATTATTTTGGTCACTCAGTTGCAATATCTGGTAACTATGCTATTGTAGGTACTTATTCAGAAGATGATGCAGATGGCATTAATTCAGGTAAAGCATATATCTTTAATGTAAACTCAGTGTTTCCATTACACACACTAGATAACCCAAATGCTTATAGTGCAGGAGAGCCTGGCGATTCGTGGTACAGTGCAAATGATAGATTTGGTTCGAGTGTTGCAATAAGCGGTAACTATGCTATCGTTGGCGCTTATCAGGAAGATGATGCAGGTGGTAGTGGTGGTAGTGGTAGTAGTTCAGGTAAAGTATATATCTACAATGTAACCTCAGGTGCTCTAGTACATACACTAGATAATCCAAATGCTTATGGAACAACTCAACAGGATTACTTTGGTTTCTCAGTTGCAATAAGCGGTAACTCAGCTATCGTTGGCGCTTATCAGGAAGATGATGCAAGTGGTTTATTTTCAGGTAAAGTATATATCTACAATGTAACCTCAGGTGCTCTAGTACATACACTAGATAATCCAAATGCTTATGGCACAAGTTATGATGATAGATTTGGTAAGTCGGTTGATATGTCTGGTAACAATGCAATAGTTAGTGCTTATGCCGAAGATGATGCAGGTGGAGGCAGTTCAGGTAAAGTATATATCTACAATGTAACCTCAGGTGCTCTAGTACATACACTAGATAATCCAAATGCTTATAGGACAAGTTCAAGTGATTACTTTGGTTGGAACGTAGCAATAAGCGGTAACTCGGCTATTGTAGGTGCTTGGGGCGAAGATGATGCAGGTAACAATAATTCAGGTAAAGCATACATATTCAATGTAACCTCAGGTGCTTTTTTATCTACAATAGATAATCCAAACTCTTCTGGTGCAGGTGATAACTTTGGTTTCTCAGTTGCTATATCTGGTAACTCGGCTATAGTTGGCGCTCTATATGATGGTGGTGGTAAAGCATATATCTTTGATGTCACAAACAATACTACTGAAGTCTTTTCGAACTTAGAAGTTTTTGGAAATTTAGATGCAACTGGTAATATCACTGCGGATGGCAACGTTACTATTGGTAATGACGATACTGACGATGTTGTATTCAATGCAGAACTATCAAATAATATTATACCTAATACAACTGATACATATAATTTAGGAAGCACAAATAAACGTTGGAACGAACTTTACACAAATTTATTAAACGGTACAAGTGTTAGTGTTGAATCAATAATAGTCGAAGCTGGCGGTGACTTTAGTTTAAGACAGGGTAATATATTTTATGTAAGTAAAAATGGTAATGATACTAACACAGGAGATAGTGTACAGGCACCATTTTTAACAGTCAAACGTGCATTACAGTTTGCTGATGCAAGTATTACTGGGCCAGTAACTATTCAAGTGTTTGCTGGAGACTACGAAGAAGAATTTCCATTAACAGTACCTAGTAACGTCACAGTCCAAGGACTTGACATGCGTAACACTATTATTAAACCAACAGCAGCTACAAATACAAATAACTGTTTTTTAATGAATGGCGAGTCAACAGTACAAAATTTAACAATTAAAGATTTTTATACAGGTAATGCTTTTAGTTTTGTATCAGGATGTGTTATTTCTACTCGTAGTCCGTACATACAAAATGTTACAGTTGTTACAAAAGGTAGTGTTGTTAGTGCAAGTGACCCAAGAGGGTTTGCACAAGGCGATGCAGGTAAAGGCGCATTAGTTGACGGTGCTAGTGTTACTAGCGCAAGTGAAGAAGCAAGTATGTTATTCCATAGTGTAACATTTATTACGCCGGGCGTTGATGCTATCACAATGACTAACGGAGTTAGAGTAGAATGGCTCAACTCGTTTACATACTTTGCTAACAGAGGATTATATGCAGTTAATGGCAGCACTGGCCACTTGTCAACAGATGGCTCAACTACTAAGTATGGTGCAGAAGTAAGATCAATTGGGTCAGCAAACGTATACGGTAATTTTGGTGCAGTAGCAGACGGTGCTGATACATTAATGTATCTAATACAACATAACTTTGGTTACATAGGCTCAGGAAAATTTTTAGATAACGATCCTAGTAGAGCAATACAAGCTAACGAAGTTACTAAGGCTAATAGCGGAACAATATATTTTCAATCAGTTAATCACTTTGGCGACTTTAGAGTAGGCGATGCTTTCTTTATAGATCAAGAAACTGGAAACACTAGTATTGTTTTAAGCGAAGCACAAGTAGATTCACTTAACGGAATAGTAGTTAACTCAGGCGGCGAAACAACAGTAATTAATGGCTTAAAGATTGATACTACAGATTTTATATTTGCAGGAAACTTATTACAGACAAAAACAAAAGACTTTAATGTTAGTTCTGCAGGCACTATTAACTTTACTAGTGATGTTACAATTTCTCAGAACCTAACAACAACAGGCAATATTACTATTGGTGGATCATTAATAACTTTAGGTAATGAAGCATCTGACACTATTAATTTTAATACACCGTTCAGTCAAAACATTGAGCCTGACATTAGTGGTGCATATAATTTAGGTTCAGCAAGTAAAAAGTGGAGTAAAGTTTCAGCAACTGAAGCAAACTTTGCTGACATTAACTTTAATACTAATGTTATTACTACTACTGTATCAAATGCAGATTTAGAATTACGTGCTAGTGGCACCGGCAATATTTATTTGCCAACTAATAATGTTGAAATTACAAACGCTGCTACTATTGTAGGAGATACTGATTTACAATCTGCAAATATTACAGGTGCAATTGTGCAAGCTGGTAATACTACTATTAGTAATGGTGCAGCTATTACTGGTTCAGTTCATGTAACTGGATCATTAACTATTGGGGCAAAAGCACAATTAGAAGATGTTTTAATAGACGGCAACCTAATAACAACTGATAGCGTTGCTCTATTACACACACTAGATAATCCAACTGCATATGGCACAAGTGAACAAGATAGGTTTGGTAACTCAGTTGCTATATCAGGTAACTCGGCTATAGTCAGTGCTCAATATGAAGATGACGCAGGTGGCAGTAATTCAGGTAAGGCATATATATTTAATGTAACCACAGGTGCTCTAGTACACACACTAGATAATCCAACTGCATATGGCACAAGTGAACAAGATTACTTTGGCAACTCAGTTGCAATATCAGGTGATCGTGCTATTGTTAGTACTTATCTAGAAGATGATGCAGGTGGTCTAAGTTCAGGTAAAGCATATATCTTCAATGTAACCTCAGGTGCTCTAGTACACACACTAGATAATCCAAATGCCTATGGCACAAGTGCAAGTGATTACTTTGGCAACTCAGTTGCAATATCAGGTAACTCGGCTATTGTTGGTGCTTATAGAGAAGATGTCGCAGGTGGCAGTAATTCAGGTAAGGCATATATCTACAATGTAACCACAGGTGCTCTATTACACACACTAGATAATCCAACTGCATATGGTACAAGTGCAGGTGATTGGTTTGGTTACTCAGTTGCTATATCTGGTAACTTGGCTATAGTAGGTGCTTATCTAGAAGATGATGCAGGCGGATCTTTTTCAGGTAAAGCATACATATTTAATGTAACCTCAGGTGCGTTAGTACATACACTAGATAATCCAAATGCTTATGGTACAAGTTCAGGCGATTACTTTGGTTACTCAGTTGCTATATCAGGTAACTCGGCTATTGTTGGTGCTTATAGAGAAGATGATGCAGGTGGTACAAGTTCAGGTAAGGCATATATATTTAATGTAACCACAGGTGCTCTAGTACATACATTAAATAATCCAAATGCATATGGTACAACTTTAAATGATTTCTTTAGTTACTCAGTTGCTATATCTGGTAACTTGGCTATTGTTGGTGCTTATCTAGAAGATGACGCAGGTGGCAGTAATTCAGGTAAGGCATATATCTACAATGTAACCACAGGTGCTCTAGTTCATACACTAGATAACCCAAATGCATTTAGTACAAGTGCAAGTGATTGGTTTGGCAACTCAGTTGCAATATCAGGTAACTCGGCTATTGTTGGTGCTTATAGAGAAGATGACGCAGGTGGCAGTTTATCAGGTAAAGCATACATATTCAATGTATTAGATGATAATAATTTAGATTTACGTGCTAACGGAACTGGTAATATTGTTATCCCTAACAATGATGTTGTAGTTAGTAATGCAATGAGTGTTAACGATGTTACTGGTGTAAACTTAGTTGTAACAGATGCAATGGCACTGAATGAAATAATTTCTGAAGGTCAAATCCAAGTTGATGATAATTTTATTGCTACTACATTAAGCAATAGTGATCTTGAATTACGTGCTAATGGCAACGGTGGCATTCAGATGTTAAATGATATTTCGTTTAATCAAAATATTGTTAGTACAACTGCTGATTTAAATTTAACTTCTTCAGGAAATGTTAATATAACAAGTAACAGTTCTTTATTAATTCCAGTAGGCAATGACGCACAACAAGTAAACACTACCGCAGGTAATTTTAGGTTTTCAAACAAAGATAATGTATTTGAAGGTGCTGCTGGCGGCGGCTATGTTGGATTTGGAGGAGTGTTTAGTAGCGATAGACGTACAACACTTACAGCGCATCCTAGTAATAATATTATTAATGCAGTTATAGACACAACAAACGTTGCACAAGTTACAAGCACTGGACTTACTGTACATGGATTACAAACTGACGATATTAATATTGATGCTAATACTATTAGTACTACGGTTTCAAACAGTGACCTAGAATTAACACAAAGTGGTACAGGTAAAATTGCAATTACCGGTAGTGATACTTCGTTTAAAGGCAGTACTATTACTAATGCTAGTGCAGGGGCATTAACAATATCAACTACTGGTGGATACACTAAGTTGAGCGGCAACACCGCAGTTGTATTTCCAAACGGTACTACAGCACAGCGTGGCACACTTGAAGTACCAGGAGATACAAGATACAACTCCGAGCTTGCATATATGGAAGTGTATAATGGAACTGAATGGCAATCTGCACAAGGCGGCGGCGATACTGTTACTGCTGACTACATGAATGAGCTAATTTCAATATGGGCTATAACCATGGGCTAACGTACTACAAATTCCTAAATACGATAAATACTATTAATGCAGCGCACGACCATGCTTGCATTAACAGACTGTGGTCAACCCGCAATGTAATGTGGTTGGAGGGACAGGATCCCCGTGTTGAGGAGCAAAGATGGCTGTAGGTCGCATATCGGGTCCGCTCTTAAAGGAAAACTTAGTCCGTAATGGGATTGATTTAGCTTTTGAGACCGACTTATTATATTTGGATGTAAACAATCAGCGCATTGGCGTAAAGACGACGACTCCGACACACGAAGTACAAGTTGCCGGCACAACAAATACAACAAACTTATTAGTAGATACACAAGCTAATTTAGCTGATGTCGTTGTCTCTGGTAGTACAATTAGTACAACTAACCAGTATCTTAACTTAGGTACTTTAGACAATGTTGTATATCAAAATAAAGCAAGAATTGATAGTATTGACATTGAAGGCAATGTCATTAGTACCAACTCTTCAAATGCAAATTTAGAATTCCGCCCTAACGGTACTGGTACAGTTGACGTACATTCTAACATGAATGTAACTGGAAACATACACGCAACTGGAAATATTACTGCTGATGGCGACATTACTATCGGTGATGCTAATACAGATAGTATTATATTAAATGCAGAAATTGCAAGTAATATTATTCCTGATGCTAATAATACATATGCGCTAGGATCTAATCCTGCCACAGGTGGTAAAGAATGGAATGATGTTTGGGTTAATAATTTTTATGCAACAAATATTATTTCAGATGGCTTAGATGTTGATGGCATTGATTTAACACTACGACAAGGAAATATTATATATGTTGCTGAAAATGGTAACGATGCAAATTCAGGAACACACCCACAAGATCCGCATGCAAGTGTCAAACATGCATTAAGTACAGCAGTTGCAGGCGATACAGTTCATGTATACCCAGGATTGTACACAGAGATATTTCCGCTAACAGTTCCAGCAGGAGTTACTGTAAAGGGCTTCGGGCTTCGTTCAGTAACTATTAAGGCCACAACAGCAACACGTTATAAAGATGCATTTTTACTTAACGGCGAAAGTACTGTTGAAGACTTGATGATAACTGGATTCTTTAGTGGACGTAATAACTTTACAATTGCAAGCGGTGGCGCAGCAACTGGCACATTAACAGCAAACGTAGGAACATCTCCTTTTGCACACGCATACGTAAGTGGCGGCACAATTACTAATGATGCAAAGTCAATTAACATTGCAGTAACAGGATCAACTTATAATCATGCTACGGGAATACTTACTGTAACTTACACAGGTACAGCTCCTGCCAATGGCGCAGAAGTATTTTTAGAAGGATTAATATTCAGTTGTAATGGCGGAAATAGAACATTCCCAGATAACGGGTATGCATTACGCTTTGCAACAGACTTCGTAGTAACTTCACGCAGTCCTTATATTAGAAACATTACAGTAATTACTTCAGGTAGTACAACTACTGCTGAAGATCCTAGAGGATTCAATGCAAATGATGCAGGTAAAGGCGCATATATTGACGGCGCATATGCAACTGCTGCTAGTAAAGAAGCAAGTATGCTTTTCCATAGCGCAACATTTATTACACCAGGTGTAGATGCTATTGTTGCAACTAACGGTGTGCGTGTTGAGTGGTTAAACTCGTTTACTTATTTTGCAAAAAGAAGCTTTCATGCTTATGATAGCAATGACGGAAAGTACAGTAACGGTAAAACACGCATCAGACTAGGCGGAGTTAGCGGAACATTTGCTGCTGGTAACACAGTAACATTTACATCGGCAGATGCTTCTACTGTGGCAACTGCTACTGTTGAAAGCGTAGTTGGAGATATTCTTGTAGTTGATGGCAAAAATATAAGTTTGATTGGGTTTGACACAACACCGCAAAGTATTAGTAATGGTTCAGGAGCAACAGCAACTAGTATTATAAATTACGACCTAAGAGACTTTGGTGCAGAAATACGCATGATTGGTAGTGCTAGTGTCTATGGCGACTTTGGATTAGTTGGAGATGGACCAGGTGTAATTTTTTATGCTATTGGACACAACCTTGCATACATTGGTACAGGTAAAGAAGTTAGTAACCAAGTTACAGAAGTTATACAAGCAAATGAAGTTGTAGAACTTAATGGAGCTAAAGTAAGATACAACTCAGTTGACCACAAAGGTGACTTTAGAGTTGGTGATTTATTTTATGTAAATCAAGAAGATGGAACTGTTAGCTTTTCAGTTAACGCTCTAAATATTGATTTAACTCAAGGTGTAACATTTAATACAGGTGGTAGTACTTCATTCATAAGTGGCGAACGTATTGACACTGGTAATATTAGAATTACCGGTAATACTGTTAGTAGCACATCTGGTGATATAACTTTTGATGCACAAACAGATCAAATTAATTTACAAGACAATGTTGCAATTACTGGAGATTTAGCTGTTACTGGTGACGTAAGTATCGGCGGTAATATTGTTATAGGTGACGAAGCTTCAGACACTATTCAAATTGTTGCTGGTATCAATAGTAACTTAATTCCAGCAACGGATAATTCATACAGCTTAGGTACTGATTCAAACATATGGTTAAACTTATATGTAGACGAAGTTGAAGTTGACGATATTAGTATTAGCACTAATTTTATTACAACAACAGTATCAAATGCAGATTTAGAATTACGAGCCAATGGCACTGGTAAAATACTTGTACCTAGTAATAATGTACAAGTTGATAATAACTTAACAGTAAGCGGATTATCAACACTAGCAAATACTAATATTACTGGAACAGTTACATTAGTAGGCAACTTAACTGAAACAGGTAACTTGGATGTTACAGGAGATGTATCTGTAACACAAGCACTTACTGCTGACTCGAGTGTACAGTTTGAAGAAATACTAGTTGACGGTAATGTTATTTCAACAACTACATCAAATGCAGATTTAGAATTACGTGCAAACGGTAGTGGTAGTATTATTATTCCTAGCAATGATGTAACAATAACTAATGACCTAGCAGTTAGCGGCACGCTATCTGTTGCTAATATTACTGTTACTGGTACTGTGCAAGCTAATACTTTTTCAACTGGTAATATTTTAATAGATGATAATTTTATTACTACAACAGTAAGTAATAGTAATCTTGAACTACGTGCTAATGGAACTGGTAAGATTGTTTTTGAAGACTTTTCTTTTGATAGTAATGTTATAGAAACAACAGGCGATCTAGTATTACAGCCTAGCACACAATATGTAAAAATTAATTCTACTGGAGCATTAAAACTTCCAGTAGGCACAACAGCACAACGTCCTACAGCAGCAGCTGGTCAGATTAGATTTAACTCTACCTTAGCACGATTTGAAGGGTATAACGGAACTGCTTGGCTCGGCATTAGGGGTGTAGAAGATTTAGACGGTGATACAAAAGTTACTGCTGAATTAACAGATGGCGCAAATGATAACACTATACGATTTAATGTATCCGGAGCTACAATTGTAGATATTGATGCTACTAGACTTAACGCACCAAGAATAACTGTAGATAATATTCAGTTGGACGGAAATGTGATAAGTACTATTACAGCAGACACAGACTTACAATTTACAGCTAACGGCACAGGATCAGTAGTATTTGATAACTTTGCTATTAATGGGAATAGCATAACTAACATATCAGCAAACGCTGTAACTACATTTGAAAATACAAATGGTGGTTATGTAAAGTTTGATGGTACATACGGTATGGTTTTACCGGTTGGTACTTCTGAGAATAGACCAATTCCAGCGTACCGTGAAACTGGAATGATGAGATTTAACAGTCAAGACTCTAGAGTTGAAGTGTTTGATGGAACATCGTGGGTAAGTGTAGCAGGTTCAAGTGGATCGATAACAGCAATTGATGCTGAGGATATTGCTATTACAATGGCATTAATGATCGGATAAGGATGAAATAGATGGCAACGTTTTTTAGAAACAAAGTAATTAATCAAGTAGGCACAGTACCAATTGATGTACTAGTGACAAATGGTGCAACGCGAGCAACTATAATTGGATGCAGCCTGGCTAACCTTACTTCAAGTAACGTTTTAGGAAGCGTTACAATCAGCGATGATACTAGTGTAACAGGGTTCTATATAAAAGACATTATTATTCCGCCTAACTCAACATTAAAAGTTTTAAATGGCGGCGAGAAGTTAATTTTAGCACCAGACAACAAATTAAGTGTAGTATGCACACAAACAGCAAGTTTAGATTGCATACTAAGCTACGTAGAAATAACATAAGGAAAGTATAATGTCAACATTTTATTTAGGAAATAGTCCAGCAGATAGCGCAGGTGATGCAGCTAGTAGGTTCTTTTACGCAATTAAGAGAGACGAAGCTGGCATGTTATACTTTTCTAAAGTAGATCAATTACAGGATCAAGATACAGTTACAATTAATAATCCGGGATTGAATGAAAACGATTTTAAAGAATTTGAATACGGAGTTGACTTCTTTGATGGACGTTTAGAATCAGATCATAGTAGGCCATATTCTAACTTAGAATGGGACCAGTATCGGTGGGGTAGTAGGAACGTATTCTACTATATAAATGACAATGGAGAGTTTGTTGTTAGACTAAATCAAGAATACGTATATCCAGAAGACGCAAAAGTTTAAGAGGAATTAGAAAATGGCACAAGAATTTAAAATTGGTAGATTACGATATACATGGAAGGGCGAATGGGCCACTGCTGTTGTTTACAACAGAGATGCTGTTGTACAATACAATGGTAAAACATATATATGTATGGAGCCACACACTGCACAGGCAGACTTTTATGATGATTTAAATTTTGTCACAGGAGAAGGCGCAAGTACTCCTCGTTGGTTATTAACTATAGACGGAAGAATATGGAAAAGCGATTGGCTACCTAACACATTTTATTCTTTAGGTAATATAGTTAAGTATGGTGGTATTGTATATATTTGTACTACTCCTCATACAAGTGCAGCACAAGAAATTACTATTGAAAACTGGACTACATATTCTAGTTTTGATAAATGGAATAATGCTTGGACAGTTAGTACTGTTTATGGCGTCGGTGATGTTGTACGTTATGGCGGCATAGTTTATAGATGTACATTTAATCATATTTCTGCTGCTACAACAGATTTAGGAATAGAAGTAAACTTAAACTATGCTACTCAAGATGACGGTTACTATGACCAACAAGACGGTGATGATAGTACACTTGGCGCTTGGGAAATCGTTAATGACGGTATTGAATACAAAGGCCAATGGCTTGAAAATGTTAGATATAAAAGAAATGATATTGTAAGAAACGGCGCTGATTTATACATTGCAACTGACGGACACACTGGAGTTATTCCTTTTGACTTTAATGTACCTGGCGATGGTCCAGATGATAGTACACTATCTGATAGTACTAGTTCTAAGTGGGCATTATGGCAGCCGGGTACTTCTATTAAAAGTGATTGGTCCAATTCAGTCTCGTATCAAATTGGTGATGTGGTAGCATACGGTGGTTATTCTTATCGTAACTTAGTATCTAATAATGTTAACAATATTCCATCTTCAGGATTACAAGATGACAGTACATCGTTATGGGACGTTGTTACTGAAGGATACGAATATAGATCTGAATGGATGGGAGACCAAGCATATAAAATTGGTAGCGTAGTATATGAAGGCGGAACATCTTATGTTGCAACAGCAGACAGTCTAGGCGAAAGTCCTTCAACATATAGTGTTACTGCTACTATTGTAGAAACAGGAACTACAGGAAAAACTGTAAAATTAGATAGTACTG